CCGGGACTTCCCGGCCTACCCGGAGAGGCGATCGACATCAGCTCCGGGTCGCCCACCGTGCTCGCCGATGTGGCCGATCAGCTCTCGCTTCCCAAGCTCGCAGAGGGCGGGATTGTGAGGCGGCCGACGCTTGCGCTGATAGGTGAATCAGAACCGGAGGTCGTCACACCACTAAGCCGGATGCCGCAGGCGGGCAGCGCAAACGTCACCGTCCAGGTCTTCAACTCGACTGGTGAGCCGGCTGAAGTCCAGGAGACACGCGGGCCCGATGGCGGCCGGCTCATCAAGGTCCTTGTTGGTCGCATCGTGCGCGAGGATCTGGCAACCGGAGGCCCGATCTCGAGGTCGATCACCGACACGTTCGGGGGATCGCGCAAGGGGATCAGAAGATAATGCCGACCTGGCCCGGCAGTCTGCCGCAGCGGTTCCCGATCAACACGATTGAATCTCACCAGGACGCACGCATTCGCAGCCAGATGGACGCGAGTTCGGCCAAGGTCCGTAGGCGGTTCACGTCAGTCGTCAAAACGTACACACTGCCGCCTGCGAAGTTCATTCTAAGCGGCGCGCAGAAAGCCACCCTCGAGACGTTCTTCGACACGACGTTGAGTGGCGGTGTGCTGACGTTCACATGGGGCGAGCCCTGGCCCAACGCCGGCGTCAAGACGTTTCGCATCGTCTCGCCGCTTGAGTTCGATCCCATCGTTGGGGGCAGTCCGGAGATCCGCAAGCTCAGGTTCCCGCTCGTGCTGGAAGAGATCCCGTGACGCTAACCAAAGAAGCGAAGATTGCGCTCTTCGCACCACAGACGGACAAGGTCTTCCTGACTCTCATCACGATCAACCACGCCGATCTCGGCTCGCCGCTTCGGTTTGTAAACGACAACGTCCAGATCGTCAGCAACTCGAATACGTTTCTGCCTTTTCCTTTCGAGATCGCGTTACCGCCCGCCGTTGCTGACGAGCTCGTTGTGGCCAGTCTCAGGATTGACAATATCGACCGGGGGATCACCTCTACGTTGAGAACAATCACGAGCGCGCCCACTGTCACGATCGAAGTCGTGCTATCCAATGACGCAGACAACCGACAGCTTGGCCCCCTTACGTTCACCTGGCGCGTTGCAAGCTTCGACGCCTTCACGGTTGAGGGCGAGCTGTTGTTCGAGGAATTGCTGTCGGAGCCATATCCGGGCGACCGCGTCACTCCGAGCACCTTTCCGAGCGTCTACTGATGGACGCGCCAGAGTGGACGAACAACTTTATCGGCATCCCGTGGAAGGACAAAGGGCGAGATCGGGACGGCATTGATTGCTGGGGCTGCGTTCGTCTCGTCTACAGAGAGCAATACGAAATATTACTTCCGAGCTATCTCGAGGACTACGCCAGCCCCGAGGAGCACGCGGAGATCGGCTCGCTAATACTGGGCGAGACTGCGAAGAACTGGAAGCTCACGCTCTCACCGCGTGAAGGCGACGCGATCTTGTTCAATGTGGCAGGAGAGCCCGCACACACAGCGATCTATGCCTGCAGTGGAGTAATGCTCCACATCAGAAGGGGCGCGGGGTCATGTTTGGAAAGGTATACGACCGCGATCTGGTCGCCCCGCCTACTCGCCTTCTTTACACACCCGGATCGAGTATGACTCCGAATGTTCGGGTGATCGCTTGCCCGAGTCCGTTCTCTGTGCAGAAGGTCGAGGCGAGGTTCGAGTGTGGCCCGTCGCTCGGCGCGTTGCTCTCGGAGATGGGCGTCGAGCCCGCACATGGCACGACGATTAGAGTCCTCCTCGATGATCTAGTCATCAAGCTAGAGGACTTCTATTCGGTCTATCCCCAGCCCGGTCAGGTGGTTACAGCTCGGGTCGTCCCGCAGGACCCTGTAACGATCGGCGTCCTATTGAGTGCCGCCGCCCAGGCTGCTGCGGCTGCCTCGACGTTTGCGGGTGCCGTCGGCCTTGGCGGAGCCCTTTCGGGTTTCGCTGGATTCGCAACAGGCCTAGCAGGCGCAGCCGGACTCAGCGGGCTTGGGATCACAGCAGTCTCTCTCGGCGCACAAATTCTAGGCGGTGCTGCGATCCTCGGCGGTGCGATCTCTGCGGGTCGATCGCTCACGGCCAAGCCAAGTACAGGGCTCGGCGGCAGCGCCACGGCAGAGTCGAGCCCGACGATCACCGGCACGCGGAACAATATACGCAAGTTTGCGGTGGTGCCGAGATGCTTCGGGAAATATCGGATCTTTCCGATGCTTGGCGCGAAGTTGTTCACAGAGGTTATCGGGAACGAACAGTTCCTTAGGCTCTTATTCGTTCCCGGTTACGGGCCGCTTGAGCTTGACGAGACAGAGTTTCGCATCGGCGAAACCGCTCTCTCTTCATTCGGAGAGGTAGAAACAGAGATTCGACAGGGGTTCCTAGGTGAGCCACCGCTGACACTCATCACGCAGGAAGTAGACGAAGACACGATAAACGTCGAATTCGAAGCGCCGACTGTAGTCAACAACAATCCGATCCCTGGAAACTACGTCAAGCGCACGACGAAGGCAGACACGGAAGAGATCACGCTGGGGCTCTTCTTCCCCTCTGGCCTCATCACTCGGACCACGAAGGGTAGCGAGAAGCAGGTCAAGGTCGGCGTCGACGTCCAGTTCAGCGTCAAGGACGCAGATACATGGCAGACGCCGACACTCGACATAGGTGGGCAGCCTGCGACCGAGCAGGGCATCGCTGGCCAGGTGATCTTTACGGGCCTGACGAATGACCAGCTACAGCGTGCCATCAAGTTCACCGTCCCGAACGGACACTACGATGTGCGCATTCGGTTTGCGGACATCTCTCAAGGCATCTTCCACCCGACGCGCTCACAGGCCGACTTCAGGTGGACGGTGCTCAGGTCAGCCAGGCCGCTCGATCCGATCTCGCTTGATGGCGTTGCAAAGATCGCCCTACGGATCAAGGCTACGGATGAACTGAGCGGAACGATTGACACCTTTAGCTGCCTCGTTGAATCCCGCCATCCAGTCTATGACCCCGCGAATCCATTGGCTGACGCGGCTGGGTTCGTGGCTAACGTCAGGACAAGGAATCCGGCGTGGCACGCGCTAGATATACTCAGAGGCTCGGCCAACAAGTCAGCAGTCGCCGACAGCAAGATTGACCTCGTCGCCTTCCAGAATTGGGCGGCCGACAACGACGCGAACGATCGCACATTCGACGGCGTCTTCGACTTCGACTCCACCGTGCTCGAGGCGTTCAACAAGGTCGCGAGTGTCGGCCGTGCGTCGTTCGATATTAGAGACGGCAAGTTCTCGATCGTCCAGGACAAACAGCAGACGTCTGTCGTCCAGCATTTCACGCCGCGCAATAGCTCGGGCTTCAAGGGGACCAAGGCATTCGTCGAGCAGCCGGACGCCCTTCGGGTGCGGTTTCAGAACGAGCTGAAAGACTATCTCGCCGATGAGCTTCTGGTATTCGCAGACGGACAGACAGCCGAGACAGCCGCCAAGTTCGAGGCCCTGGACATTTGGGGGATCACCAACCCCGAGAAGGTCTGGAAGGAAGCACGCTTCCATCAGGCTATCGCGAAGAACCGGATCGAGGAGTTCGAACTCACCACTGATTTCGAATACCTCGTATGCGAGAGGGGCGATCTCGTACTGGTTGGGCATGACGTCCCGCTGATCGGCCTGGCCTATGGCCGGATCAAGACGCTCACCGTAGACGGTGGAAGCAACGTAACCGACGTCACGCTTGACGAGCAGGTCACATTCGAGGACGGCAAGAGCTACGCGCTACGGATTCGAAGTATTGACGCATCTGGAAACATCGTCTCGACAGAACAGAACACGACGAACCCGGCGACTGGCGGGCCGGATGTAACCACGAACAGCATCACGTTCACGTCTGCGATCGCGGCTGCGAATGGCGTGGCTGTGGACGACCTGGCCATCTTCGGAGAGCAGACACTCGAGACCGAAGAGTTCATCGTCCAGAAGATCGAGCCGCAGCAGGACCTCAGTGCCGTATTGACGCTGATCCCGCACGCGCCTTCGATATTCAGCGCAGACGCGGGTCCAGTCCCGCTTCACGAGAGTAAGGTCACGGTCGGCCCGAACGATCGCCCGCCGACGCCAGTGATCGACGATGTGATCTCTGAGCCGGGCCGCTTCATCCTGCGGGTCCACGTCAACACGAACGCCCTCGTCCCGCCCGTTAGATACGAGGTCTCATTCAGGACCAGCGACCCGGTGAGCGACTGGGGATTTCTGCCAGAGGTCTCGATCACTGTCGCAAAGATCCCGATCGCTCCTGTCGCGCAGGATGTGTTCTATGACATACGGGTCAGGACAATCAGCGCCAGTGGGCTCGGGTCGACATTCGTCCAGCTCGATAACGTCAAATTCACAGGCGACGAAACCAGAGCCAGCGACTTCAAGATATCCGGGCTCGAGCTCGTGGGGCAGGGGAACGACAACATCTTCACGGGCCGCGATGCCGTCTTCGCCTGGCGCGTCAACTCTCGCCAGTTCAACCCGGACATGCTCGAGGCTACGGGCCAGCGCGCCGATCTCGATACGCTAGTCGAGAACCCGATATTTCAGAGCTTCGAAGTCCGGATCAGCGACTTTACCACTGGCGCGATCGTCAGGACTGAGCAGGTCACGGGCAGGGAGTACGCCTACACATTCGACAAGAACCAGAGTGACGCGGGTGGAGCTGCGGCGCGTCGAAAGTTCGTGATCGACGTTGCGTTCAGGGACATACTCGGCACGGTCGGCCCTCGGACTGGCAGCACGTTCGAGAACCCGGCGCCGCCTGTGCCGCTGGACATTGTCATGTTCGCGGGTGATAGCAAGTTCGGGATCGCCTTCACGCCGCCCCGTGACAGGGACTTCAAGGGGATGCTTGTGTGGGGTAGCACCACGCAGGGCTTCTCGGTGTCAGACGCGACCCTCGTTGCAGATGGTTCCTCGAGCCCGATCCCCGTCGAGGTCACACTCATCGCCAGCCCGGAGACGTGGTATGCGAGGGTCTCTCCATATGATGACTTTGCGGTCAACCCGTCCTCCGGCAAGGTTGATCTCGCTCTACTGAATACCAGCGCCGAATTGTCGACTCCGGTGCTCGTCTTGAACATCGCGGACGGTACGCTGCCGGGTGCGAAGATCGTTCCGCTATCTATTACGTCAGCGCTGATCGGTGACCTCCAGGTTCTCGAAGGCAAGATCGCAGCGCTGGCCGTGACAAACGCGAAGATCGCGGCACTCGCCGTCGACACAGCGAAGATCGCAAACCTCGCCGTCGACACCCTCCAGGTCAACAACTTCGCCATCACGCGAGTCGGGTCTGATTCGTTGCTTGAGCCCGCGTTCTTCAACATCGTCGGCTCTGCGACGGTTATGACCGTTGATATGTCCGTCACGAATGAATCCTCCGTTATCGTTCAGGCGCTCGTGTCTTACTTGCACACAGGACTAACCCAGAACGCGATATTCGAGGTGCGCAGGGATGGCACTGTATTGATGAGCCTGAACAATGCGCTCCAGTCTGGGCCGACGGGACCACTAGACACGCAGCCGTTTGGGTTCAACGACACGAACGCAACCGCATCCCCAACGCCCGTAGTCGTGACCTACGAAATGCACATCAGGCACGCCGGCGGCGCCGGAAACGAACTCATGCAGGTCAAGCTGTGCTCAATGATCGTGATGGAGTCCCGCAGATGAACCTCCACACGGTGTTCATAATCTACAATTCAGAAGGCGCGATCATGCGACGCAAGTCTGTTGAGACCGCTTTGTTCGCTCGCCAACGAGCACCACTCGGCCAGTTCATTCTCGAGGGTGACGGCGATCCTGGCTCTCAGTATGTAGACGTTACGACCAAAGAAATCCGCGAGAAGCCTGCACATCCTATCTCCCAGAGTGCGACCACCGCCACGGCAGACGGATCGGCTCTGGTGACGTTCACCGGGTTGCTGCCAAACACGGTAGCCAGTGCGTTCTTAGACGGAGAACTCCAGACCGTGATGACCGTTGCCGAGACGGTTCTCGACATCAGCTTCGACACCCCTGGGGTGTATGAGATCCGGGTGACGCACCCGCGGCATCTCCCGGCTAGGTTCACCGTTGTCGCGACTTGACGTCAGGGCGAGTAAGCGCCAGAAGCACAAACAGACCACCCTTCGAGATCCAGACTTCGCGATTCTACTAGATTCGACACCCGCTGAGATCGACTCGTGGGTGGATGCAAACGTCACCGGAAGCCCCGCACTCAAGCGAGTGCTGCGGCTACTCCTCAAGGCCGTGTCCTCGCTGTTACAGCGGGATACGGAAGGGTAAGGGATGGCCCAGTTCCAGGTAGGCACTGTCCGCGTAGACAGCACGACCGCCATCGTCAAACACATTTGGCAGATCACCTATATCACCGGCGGGAGTGCATTCACCGCGGCCGAAGCTGTGACCTGGGGCGGCGGTGGCGGGAGTGGCTTCTTCGTCAGAGAGGACACGGTAGGCAAGAAGCTCTTCTTCTACAGGAACTCGGGTGCCGAGCCCGCAGTGGGCGAGACGGTGACCGGCGGCACCTCGGGCGAGACGCGAGTGGTGGATACCCTCGCGTCTTCGTCCCCGCCGGACTATGACAATCCGACGACCGGGATCTCGCAGGGCGACAAATTCATCGTCGAGGATCAGGGCGTTATTCACACCGTGTCAGGCACAATCGGCAATGATCAGTTCACCCTCACAGCAACCTATACAGAGACGACCACCAACGAGGCGGCGTATGCCGTCGTCCGAGACTTTACGAGCTTCTTCTCATGGCCGACGCCGGAGCTCGGGGATCTCGACCCGATCGCGATTATCAACGAAGCGATCACTAGGGCCGACGAGCGGCTGAAGTTCCGAGGCTACTTCCAACAGGCCATAACCAGCTCAGGCGGCACCGCCTCGATCAACTGGACGAACGGCCACGCTGCTGCGATCACACTGAGCGAGAACACGACGCTGACGTTCACTGCACCCGAAGGGCCCGGCGTAGTCACGCTCAAGGTCGTGCAGGATTCGGACACTGCAAAAAGCATCACCTGGCCCGCGACGGCAAAGTGGCCTGCGGGCGCCGCGCCCGCGCTACTGCTCGCGCCGCTGTCATCGGTCAACGTCGTCCGTTTTTACTACGACGGCACAAACTATCTCGGCGATTTCACTATGGACGTGAAGTGAGGTTCAGATGAGGAAGCTGATTCTACTCCTGGCGCTGTGGGCTACCAGTGCGAGCGGCGAGGTCTTGCACCCACCCGGCTCGCCCGTCGTCCCCGAATGCACAGTCGCATCCTTCGGCTCTACCTGCGGGATCACAGAGCAGGGTGCCATGACGATCATCACGAACGGGAGCACGGGCGGCGGTACTGAATGCACAATCGCGGGGGCCACGCCCCAGAAGTGCATCTACGACAGCGGCGGGCTCGTGATCTTCACAGGCGCGGATGGTGCAGCGAACCTGACTGGGCTCAGTGATGTGACGATCACGGCGCCGGCGACAAATGAGGCCCTAGTCTATAACGGGTCCATATGGGTCAACACAAATCAGGGGTCGATCAAGACAGACCTTACCAGCCTCGACGATGTGACGCTCACAAGTCCGCCGACTGGTAGCTTCATGCGCAAGAGTGCGGGCGATTGGATAGATGCTCTGCTTGCGCTCGGCGACCTGCCTGCCGGCTCACTTGTCTCGACAGAGATGGACGACTGGACAGAGTTCAAGTCCCAGATCAACGTTGATGCGACATATCCATGCAACACGACCACCTTCCTGCGCGGAGATGGCAAGTGCTTCCCGGCGAACTCGGTTGTCGAGGTGCCAGATCCGGCCGAGGCTGGCTCGTTCACAGACGGGATTCAAGAGGCAATCACTCGCTGCCCTTCTACCGGCTGCATCGTTCAACTCCAGTGCGATACGACCTATGTTCTAGATAAGGTCTTTACCGCAAGCGGCCAGGATGCCCTCAGTCTAAACAAGACCGACCTCTGGTTGAGAGGCTGCGGCGCCGACAGCACGATCCTCTCGTACAACAAGAAAAGCGAGAACTTCGGCCATCAGATCATTGACGTCCTGTCTGATCGAGTGAGGCTGTCGGACTTCAAGCTGCTCGTTGATGATACGTGCGGGGATACGGGCGGCGACGTTTGTAACGAGACCCTTGCCGCCGCGATCAACATCGGCAGCGGGATTGACGATACCAGGATGGAACGACTCCACCTCGACATCACTTCTGGGACAGCGATCGCAACCAGGATCGAATACCGCGGAATCTGGTTCAGCGGCAGCACACCCTTCCCGCAGCGCGGCATGGTGCTAGACAGTCACATTGTCGCGCTAGATCGCGGTCTCGAGATACAGTTCGGCGACGACATCGACGTCATCGGCAACACCTTCGCGTTCAATCGCCCGGGTGGTTATGGCTCAGACCAGGGGATGCTTATCATCAAGTACGAAGGCATCGGAGACAGAGTCATAGGCAACGATTTCGACATGACGACTGGTACACCACCCGACGCAACTGTGCTGGCGGGCATCCTTATGGTCAACCGCTTCGGCGACGTAAACACGCCGGGTGAATACATGCAGGTGCAATCCAACACATTCCGCAACCTCCCCAACACGACGAACACAAAAGCGATCCTGATCTCAAACTACAAGCACGCAAACATCGGGAACAACCTAATCAAGGCCGGCAAACGCTGCAGCGAGGACAACAACAAGGCGTGCTCGACGGGAGGGGATTGTAGCGGAACATGCGACGTATCGGATGCTATCGGGATCGAGTTCAACGACGGCTCGGGCGGCACTTCCAACGGCAACAACTGGAATGTGATAGCTGACAACATCTTCGAGGGATTCGCGGACACCGCTACGGCCTGCCCGATCTTTATCCCGGCACCGTCAACGGCCGGCGACAACTGGGAAAACTCGATCACCGGGAACCTGTTTAGGTCTGACGACTTCGACGCACCCACGACGGACGACGGCTTCTGCGGCGACGAGGCAACTCTCCGCCAGAACTTCATTCACGGCAACGTCGTGACCGACCAGGCGAAGCAGTGCATAGCAGGTCGCGGGCCCGGTAGTGAGTGCGCGATCGCTATGGACCTCAGCGACGTTGACGGCCAACCTAAGATCGTTCTCGACGGAGACATCGACGTTACTGCTGCGGAGTTCACTGGCGGCAAGATCGTAAACACACTGTCGATCCCCGGTTTTATCGCACACGATAGCGCCTATACGGACCTGAACTCTGCGCTGTTCGGCGTGAGCATAGGCTGCACCGGCGCGGATTTCTCGGAGGACTGCGACGCAGAAATCAGGCAGATGATAGGAGGCTTGAACACGCAGGCCGTTCTATTCGATGCGGATGGCGACATTGACTTCAAGAGGGCAGTCACTTCAACCGCAGACGTGAGAACGGCCACCTGCCTCCAGGCTGGTTCCCTCACTGCCGGCAGTGCAACATGCGTCTGCGCCTCGAGTGACCGCCTCTACCACGACACAGACTGCGACGCGACGAAGGATGCGGGCGAGACGTTCATAGACTCTAGGGATGTGTTTTATGATTGGAAGACGCCACTTGATGCTACGACCGCCGTTGGCATTGATACGGGCATGGAGTGGGTAAACAAGACTGGTCCCCAGGCATGGACGCTGACTCGTATTGAATGCGAGTCATACGACACGAACTCAATAACCATCAAGCTCTGCAAGGGCGACGATGTAGGTGACGATACCTGCACCACGGATCTGCACGTCGCCGCACTTGTATGCGATTCTGGCGGCGGGACCGCTTGCGCTAGCGGCTGCGATACAACCCTCTCGAACACGTCGATGGCAGCACGACAAGAATACACGATTGTCGTCACAGCCGCGGGTGCGTCTGTGTTTGATGTTGGCCTGATTCTAGAGGGGACGATTGACTAATGCCTACCAAGAACGGCTGGAAGACACACGTCATCGGGATCTTGAGCGCTGCGATACTAACGATGGGCGCGGCGATGTTTACCCTCGGGGCCGGCAAGGCATCGAAGAAAGACGTGGAGAAACTG